AGCGCCTTTGCCACCGGCTTGGCATTCAAGGAATACAAGTACGGACTCTTGAAGGAGCAGTACGGCGAAGAGTTGGAATGTGCGATTGACAATGACGCAGCCGTCCGAGAGATGGCAATCGGTCTTGGTCTTGACGCCTACTCGCCAGAGGAATACTTGGCAGAGGAGAGCCGCGCCGTCTACGAAGTGCCTGACTACATCCGCAATGCCGCTGCTAGGGGATTGTCATTCGTAGAGGACGGTCTCGGCGGAGACGGCTTGCAGGCTGAGACCATCTCGGACGCGCGAGAACTTGCCGCTGGTCGAGCAGACACCGACAAGGTCATCCGCACCGCCGCCTGGATTCGCCGCCATCGCGGCGACTGGGAAGGCGTACCGCAGAATGAGGACGAAGATAACGCAGACTTCCCAGGTCCAGGTGCCGTTGCTGGCTTCCTGTGGGGTGTGGAAACAACTGACCCAGAGGCAACTGATCGCGTACTCTCGTGGGCAGATGCTTTGATCGCAGCTGAAGATAGGGAGATTGTGGATATGAAAGAGAAAGAAACTCGCTCGGTACCAATCGGTGAGTTCCGACTCGGTGAGGCTGACGCTAACGGTCAGCGAACCGTGACCGGCTATGCAAGTATCTGGAACAGCCCATCTGAAGGTCTGCCGTTCGAGGAGCGCATTGCCCCAGGCGCCTTCAAGCGTTCCCTGTCGCGAGCTACCGCAGGTCAGAAGATCATTGCCTTCCTGTTCGGTCACGATGAGCAGCGCGCCTTGGCTACGACCAAGAGCGGTCGACTGATCCTGACTGAGGATGAGACTGGCCTTCGCGTAGAAGCCAAACTCGACCCTGCCGATCCAGACGCAGCCAAGGTCATCTCGATGCTGACGCACGAGAGCGCCGCCGCTGGTTGGTCATTCGGCTTCCAGAAGGTTCAGGATGCGTGGGACGGCAACAACCGCACGATCAAGGAAGCCAACCTCTTCGAGGTGAGCATCCTTGCCGCCGGTGGTCAGACCCCTGCCTACCCTGCGACCCTTGGTCTCACGGCAATCCGCCAGGTCACTGCGCCAAAGATCGGCGTAGAGGCAGAGGCGCTGCTTGCCACACTGGAAACAATCAAGGCTGGACGCGAACTGTCCGCCGAGGAAGTGGTTGTTATTGATGCTGTCCGTTCCAAGCTCGCGCCAAAGCCTGTGGGGATTGATCCGTCAATCGCCGCTGCTTTGCTGACGATCTCGACGGCAGAAGGTGACGCACTCTAGGTCACGAGCCACTGCCCCACCGCCCTTCGTCGGCGAGTCCGCAGATCAGGTATCCCACCAAGGAGCGCATAAACAGATAGTCCGCCTATGCGCGGAGAAAGGATGCAGACAATGTCTGACATCGCAAAGCTTGCTGACAAGCGAGCGCATCTTTTGGTTGAGGCTCGCGGCATTGCCGTAGAGGCAGCCGACAAGGGAATCGCCCTTGAGGGTGAAGACAAGGCACGCTTCGAGAAGCTCGTTGCTGAGGCTGGCGTTATTGCCGAAGCCCTCCGCGCCGAGAAGGCTTCTGACGAGGCTCGTAAGTCGGCTGACGAGGCTCGCGCCGAGTTCGCCGCTGTTGTGAATCCAACGGCTCCAAAGGCCGCCACGGATAACGACCGCCTTCGTGCAATCGGTATGGCTGCTGGTGTTGATACCTTCGAGTATCGTGACATCACGACCGCAACCGGTCTCGGAAACCCAGTGTCTGTCTTCAACCGCGTCAATGTGGTTGCTGGCCAGATCAACCCATTCATCAACCCAGCGGTTGTGGATGTAATCCAGGTTGCGACCGGCAACAACATCAAGTTCCCAACTGTGACCGCGCTCGGCACGACGGCTGGTTCAGTCGCCGAAGCTGGCACGATTACGGAAGATGACTTCACAGGGTCGGCTCTGAGCCTTACCCCAGTGAAGTACGCAGTACTTGTCCAGATCTCGGACGAGCTGATTCAGGACGCAGCGTTTGACATTGCGTCGATGATCAGCGAGGCCGCTGGCCAGGAGATGGCGATTGCCCACGGCTCAGCCGCGAGCACCGCTGTCGTCACCGCTGCTGGTACCGGTGGAACGGCCACAGGCACCGTCGTATACACATACGCCGAGCTTGTTGCCCTTCAGTACTCGGTCAAGCAGCAGTACCGAAACGCCGCGAAGTCAGGCTTCCTGATGAGCGACACGGCCCTTGGACAGATCCTTGGCACGACTTCATCGTCGCTGCCTTTGTTCCAGCCAGGCGGACAGGGTGGCGTTGATCGTCTCCTTGGCAAGCCTGTCTACACGGCTCCTGGCATTGCGGTCCCTGCGACCGGTGCTAAGGCTGTGCTGTTCGGTGACCTTGGTCAGATCAAGACCGCCATCGTTGGCGGCGTGACCGTTGAGGCTTCACGCGAGTACGCGTGGAACCTTGGCCTTGTTTCGTACAAGGTTCAGGTCCGTGGCGCGACCGGACTTGCACAGTCTTCGGCTGTCAAGTTCCTGAAGAACGCCTAATCAACTAGCTCGGCTAGTTAGTGGGGATGGGGAGCCGCTTCGGCGGCTCCCCTGAACCGCAAGTAAGGAGAACCTAATGCTCGTTCGACTTTGCAAGCGACGCGGTGAATATCCGTCAGGGGCTTTCGTTGATCTGCCAAAGGCAGAAGCGGAGAGCCTCATCGGCTTTGGCTTGGCTGAGGCTGTTGCAGATGTCGACGCAGAGGCACCAACGCGGCTCGTAGAGCGTGCCGCAGTCAAGAACAGCACCAAGACAGCCACCCTGCCTACAAAGGCTGTCAGCGTGGCAGAGATCGTGGAGCCTGAGGCGTGAGCCTATCTGCCGCCACCGTCACGATTACGACCAGCCCAACGCTGATTGCGACTGGCTTGGTTGGCGCATCGTGGCTCTACCTCCACGCGCCGACCGGCGGCAACACCGTCTATGTCGGACCAAGCAATGTCACCACGGCGACAGGACTGGAACTTGAGAAGGGTCAACCGTTTGCGGTCTGGCTTGCCGAGACTGACAAGCTTTACGGTATCGTCGCCACATCAACCCAAGCACTAATGACTATGCAGTCAGGAGGCCGCTAAATGTCTTACGCAACACTGGCGCAGTTCAAGGCTGCGGTTGGCATTACCGACTCGACCGATGACGCTGCGCTTCAGAATGTGCTGGACGCTACCGACACGCTGATCGATCTCTACTGCGACCGAAAGACAGGATTCGGCACCGCGACCGAGACGCGCTACTACACCGCTGAAGCCTACGACTATGTGCTGACCGATGATCTCGTGAGCGTCACGACGCTGACCACCGACGATCTTGAGAACGGCACCTACTCAACGACCTGGACTGCCAACACAGACTTCCAGCTCACGCCAAAGAACTACGCGCTAGACGGCCTGCCATACACCGGCATTAGCCGCAGCAACGCCTTCACCAAGAACTTCCCTAAGGGCATCTTCCTTGGCGTAAAGGTGCTTGGCGTGTTCGGCTTCCCTGCTCTCCCAGCTGCTGTCACGCAGGCGGCGATCATCCAGGCAGGCGCTGTGTGGAACAGCCGCACCGCTCCGTTCGGCGTGATCGGATCGGCTGACCTTGGTGGCATCTTGCGGATGAGCCGCGCCCTGCACCCAGAGGCCGCACTGATCCTTGAGCCGTACCGCAATCGCGGTGGCTTGGCGGTATGACAGACCTCACGATCCTTGACGCAATCGCCACGCGCGTAGAGGCTGCGACAGACCCTGCTGGGTACACGCTCCGCAAGTGCTACGCCACTCCGCCGGAGTCACTCCCAATCACACCGTGCGCGGTCCTCTTCCCAGGTGGCGACCAGATCAGCATCGGCAACGGCAACCGCACCACGGTGCTCACGGTCAACATCGTCATCTACCTGCTACCGATCCCACGGATGGATGAGAAGTACCGTGACCTCTACACTTGGCGAGCGTGGCTACGCACCGTGTTCGATGGAGCTGTGACCATTAGTGGAAACGCGGCGCAGGTGGCAGTCACCGGTACTACACTCGGCACAGATACTTACGCCGATCAGGACTACCTGACGGTTCAGGCAACTGCGGAAGTCACGGTCTTTGACACCGTGGCGTTCACCGCGTAGAGCAAGGAGATACGAGATGCCAACCTTCGGCGCAAAGGCTCTGACGCGAATCGCTACTGC